GGGGATAGTTACTACTCTTGCTGGGTTCGGCTATCAAGGGGCTCAGTATGTTAACCGTCTAGATAACCTAGAAGCTCAAATAGGGGGCATAGGAGACACAGAACAAGCACAAAAAGTTATAGAAGAAAGATTTGCTTCCATTGAAACTTCAGTTAAGTTTTTAGAAAAAGAAATAGACAGCATAGAAGTAACAGATGTCACTGAAATTAAAACAGACATAGCAACTATTAAAGCCGACCTACAAAGTTTAGACAAAGATATTAAAAAGTTAGAAAATGTAAACCCATTAGCAGGATAAAAATATGAAATTTGGTTTAATAAAAAATATGGTTGGGGCGTTAGCTCCTACTCTTGGTTCAGCTTTAGGCGGACCATTGGGCGGTCAAGCAGCATCTGTTATAGCTGGGGTACTTGGTTGTCAATCAGATCCTAAGTCTATTAACAAAGCAATCCAAGCAGCAACCCCAGAACAAATGTTAGAACTTAAAAAAGCTGAACAAGATTTTGAATTACACATGAAAGAACTTGAAGTAGATGTATTTAAGCTAGAGGTTCAAGACAAACAAGATGCACGTGGTAAGTTTAGTAAAGACTGGACAGCACGTATCATGGGTATCGCTGTAGTCGGTGGGTTTATGGGTTACATATTTTTAGTTACTCTTCAACCGCCTGAACAAAACAGTGAGGCTCTTATCAATTTAGTTCTAGGTTACTTAGGAGGTTTAGCTAGTGCTGTTATCTCTTTTTATTTTGGCGCTTCAAACACACCTGATAAAGATGAGTAATAGAAAAACAGCTTCAGATGTACATTCAGACCTTCGTACCCACGAAGCAAAATGTGAGGAAAGATGGAAGACAATATTTTCAGAAACAGCAGACATAAAAAAAGAAATGAGCGATCTAAACGGAACATTAAAAATGGCAATGTTTGGAACATTTGGTTTTATGTCAACGCTTTTAATAGCTTTTTTAACAGGGGTGGTAGCAATATAATGCATGTATCAGATGAAGGCTTTGAGCTTATAAAACATTTTGAAGGTTGTGAGCTAGAGGCATATAAATGTGCAGCAGGTGTATGGACTATTGGGTACGGTCATACTAAAGATGTACAAGAAGGTGATAAGTGGGATAAAGAAAAAGCAGAGTTTATGCTTTGGCGTGAGTTAGAAGATGAGTATGAACAATACGTTAATGACCTAGTTACAGTTCCTATGAACCAGTGCCAATTTGATGCTTTAGTTTCTTGGGTTTACAACTTAGGTCCAGCAAATTTGAAAAGTAGTACACTTCTTAAATGTTTAAATTTAGGCGATTACAATGGAGTTCCAGAACAAATTAAAAGATGGAATAAAGCAACTGTGAATGGTGAAAGAAAAGTTTTACCTGGTCTCACAAGAAGAAGGGAAGCCGAAGCAGAAATGTTTGAGGGTAGTAATGCCTCTTAATAAATTTGTTTTTCGTCCTGGAGTTTTTAAAGAAGGCACCGACTACGATAATGAAGGTGGATGGTTTGATGCTAACTTAGTTAGATTCAAAGCAGGGAGACCACAAAAAATAGGCGGATGGCGTAAAGATAATTTCAACAGTTTTTTAGGTACGTGTAGAGCTTTACATGCTTGGCTTACTTTAGCAGGCACAAAACTTCTAGGGTTAGGAACAACTAAAAAATACTACATAGAAGAAGGTACAAACTTTGCCGATATCACACCTATACGATTAACAACCAGTGCTGGTGATGTAACTTTTGCTAAAGTAGGTAATGGAGATGCTACACTTACTGTCAGTGACACAGCACACGGAGCAGTAGCTGGGGATTTTGTTACTTACACAGATGCAGCTAGTTTAGGTGGAAATATTGTTGCTGCTGTATTAAATCAAGAATACGAAATAGCTACTATTGTTAATGCTAACTCTTATACTATTGAAGCCAAAGATACAAGTGGCGACCCAGTTTTGGCAGCAGCAGGAGACAGCGGTAATGGTGGCAGTAGCACAGTAGGAGCTTATCAAGTCAACATAGGTTTAGACGTATATGTAACTTCTACAGGTTGGGGTGTGGGTCTTTGGGGAGAGTCAACATGGGGCAGCACAACTGCTTTAACTCTCGGTAACCAGTTAAGGCTCTGGTCACACGATAATTTTGGCGAAGACTTACTTGTTAACCCACGTGGTGGAGGAGTTTATTATTGGGACGCCACTAACGGTCTAACTACAAGAGCTTACGATTTATCCACACAAAGTGGAGCAGATTTAGTTCCTACTGTAGGACTACAAGTTCTTGTCAGTGAAACGGATAGACATGTTATAGTTTTAGGGGCTGATCCTATATCAGGAAGTTCTAGAACAGGTTTAGTCGACCCTATGCTCGTAGCTTTTAGTGACCAAGAAAACCCACTTGATTTTGACCCCAGTAATACAAACACAGCAGGTAGTTTAAGACTTTCTGAAGGTAGCCAAATCATAGGTGGGGTAAAAGCTAGACAAGAAGTATTAATTTGGACTGACACAGCTTTGTATTCTATGCAGTTTATTGGACCACCGTTTACATTTGGTATAAATTTAATTAATGACAGTACTGGGCTTATAAGCCCGAAAGGTGCGGTTAGTAGTTCTAGTGGGGTTTACTGGATGGGCTACGATAGTTTTTATGTATATAACGGATCAGTGCAAAAACTACCTTGTAGTGTTCTTACTTATGTATTTGATGATTTTAACCCAGGTCAGGCTTTTAAAGTTTTTGCGTTTAATAATAGTGAATTTAACGAAGTAGGTTGGTTTTATCCTTCGGCTAGTTCTGATGATATTGACCGTTATGTGGTTTACAATTACGCAGAGCAAGTCTGGACTATAGGTCAATTAAATAGAACAGCATGGTTAGACTCTGGTATAGAAAATTATCCTAGAGCTGTTACAGGCAGTTACTTGTACGAACAAGAGTTCGGTTATGATAATGATGGTAGCCCTATGACAAATGTATTTATAGAGAGCAGTGATTTTGACATAGGCGACGGAGAAAGTTTTGCTTTTATTAATAGAATTATTCCTGATATTAAATTCTTAAGTAATAGCAGTGAAGGTAAAGTTAACATGGTGTTAAAAACTAGAAATTATCCAGGAGATACATTAACTACAGCAAGCACTAGTCAAATTGCTGCCAGTACTTCAAAAGCAGATATACGAGCAAGGGCTAGACAAGTAACATTAAGGTTAGAGTCTGATGATGATGCTACTAGTGCTGGTAATGATAATGTAGGTTGGCGTTTAGGTGCAACAAGAATGGATGTAAAATCTGATGGACGTAGATGAGCAAGTTATTACCCACACGCTTACCTATCAGCCTGTCTCCTCAAGTAGAATCTGAAACATATAACAGACTAGTACGTGTATTAGAAATTAATTTAGGGCAGTTCGACCCTGACAATACACGTCAAGTAAATACGGTAGAAAGGAACGAAGGGTTCTATAACATTGGCTCTTTAGTATTTAATACGAATACTAATACTTTGCAATGTTGGGACGGATATTTATGGAGGGACTTATTTGCCTCTCAATTTTACGCTACAAACTCTGGCTTCTTAGCTACAGCTAGTTTGGGCACGGTAAGTGTTACAACTCAACAAAATTAATCGCCGTTGTAGGGATTGTAAAGAAGTTAAACTTTTTATATTTTTTGATAAAACAGAAAAACGTCGTCAATGTTTAAAATGTAAAACAGCTCAAGCGGTACACCGAGTGAATCGTAGCCCTAAAAGTTATATTCGTAACTTAGTGGTACAATTAAGATACAGTCGTAAAAAACAAGGGCATAAGTGGGATGTAACTAAAAAAGAAATATATCAACTTTACCTTAAACAAGGCGGTAAATGTGCTTTGTCGGGTGTTGAAATGACTCATGTTAGAACACACGATGTAAAAGGTGATACAAACATATCTATAGACCGCATAGATCCTGAAGGTTTATATGTACTAGCGAATATACAACTCGTTTGTAAAAGGGTAAACTATATGAAACACAATAAAGATCAAAAAACCTTTCTTAATTGGGTAGGTTTGATATACAATAATAGTAACAATGACTGATCCAAACACACAACTATCCGATAACAAAGGATGGTTCTGGGATCACATTAACAAAAGAATGTACCGCTGGCATGAATTAGAATTATTAATGAAAGAGCGTGACTTAAAAAAGAAACAGGCAAAGGAATATTAGATGGGTATCAAAAAATTCTTTAAGAAAAATTTACGAGATATC